GTTTAAAATCTTTGCCGGATTTAACTAGATTTAAAAATCTAAAATTATTAATTTGTAATAATAATCAATTGACTTCGTTGCCGACTTTACCGCAGAATTTAGAAAAATTATATTGTGGTAATAATCAATTGACTTCGTTGCCAACTTTACCGCAGAGTCTAAACAGTTTATCTTGTGATAATAATGAATTGACTTCGTTGCCGACTTTGCCGCAAAATCTAAAAAGATTACGTTGTTCTTATAATCAATTGATTTCGTTGCCTACTTTACCGCATACATTAGAAGATTTATATTGTGGTAATAATCAATTAACTTTGTTGCCGACTTTACCGCAGAGTCTAGAAATATTATATTGTAATAATAATCAATTAACTTCGTTGCCGACTTTTCCGCACAATATAAAATTATTAGATTGTGATTACAATCTAATAACAATCCGATTTATGAAATAATATATAACAATAGTTTAATAAAACAAAATATACAAACATTAAATAATTTTCGTTATTTATATTCTTCTTTAAAATTGCGTAATTGGTTATGGGAAAAGATATTACACTTACCTAGACATGAAACACTTGTTTTATTGAATAAATTAAAAGACTATAAATATGTTGATGAAATGAGTGACTTAAAATATGGAACATTCGTTAGATGGATTCCGTTAGAAGATCCAGATAATTTGGTATTGTCAAGAGGAGCTATATTTTGCGAAATGAAAATAACTGATGAAGGTGTATTATGTGTATGTAAAAATTTTGGATATTCAAATAAACATTTTTCTATATCAATGGACACAAATTTAATTTTTCAAAAATTAACTGATCAAGAATTAGTGTTATTGTCAGCATTAGATTATTTGGTTAAATGATTTTTTACACTTTTTTACATTTACTACGAAGTGAAACGCTGATTTTTTTATAAAAAAATTGATTCATTTTTACAAGGTGTAATTAAAACTAGTAGAAATATACCAAAATGACAACCGAGATTGAAAGATATTTGAATTCTTTACCTGAAGATATATTAACTATTGATATTAGCTTTAAAAGTTTAAAATATTTGCCAGATTTAACCAGATTTAAAAATCTAAAAGAATTATTTTGTTATAATAATCAATTAACTTCGTTGCCTATTTTACCGCAAAATCTAAAAGAATTATTTTGTTATAATAATCAATTAACTTCGTTGCAAACTTTACCGCAAAATCTAAAAGAATTATTTTGTTATAATAATCAATTAACTTCGTTGCAAACTTTACCGCAAAATTTAGAAATATTATATTGTGATAATAATCGATTGACTTCGTTGCCTATTTTACCGCAAAATCTAAAAGAATTATTTTGTTATAATAATCAATTAACTTCGTTGCCTATTTTACCGCAAAATCTAAAAGAATTATATTGTGATAATAATCGATTGACTTCGTTGCCAACTTTACCGCAGAGTCTAGTAATATTATATTGTTATAATAATCGATTGACTTCGTTGCCTATTTTACCGCAAAATCTAAAAGAATTATATTGTGATAATAATCGATTAACTTCGTTGCCAACTTTACCGCAAAAATTGGAAACATTAAATTGTTCTAATAATCAATTGACTTTGTTACCAACTTTACCGCAAAGATTAGAAAGATTAAGTTATTGTAATAATCCTATTTACAAAATAGTAAATAATAATAGTTTAATAAAAATAAAACAAAATATACAAACATTAAATAATTTTCGTCATTTATACTGTTCTATAAAATTGCGTAATTGGTTATGGGAAAATGTATTAAAACACATAATTGAGAAAAAATATCATCCAAGTTATTTAATTGAAAATTTAGGTGATGATGATGATTTAGACACAGTGTTAAATAATTGGAAATAATAAATAATCAGCGTTTCACTTCGTAGTAAATGTAAAAAGGTGTAATAAATATAAATAATGTAATTATATTTTTTATAATTATATTTTTTTATAATTAAAATATAAATTTTATTTTATATTTAATAACATGAATGCAACTAATTTAGTCCATAAAAATATCTTTTATAATAATCGCAGTTTTAATAATGTAAATAATGTAAATAATTTTATAAAAAATAATATGATAATTATTGATACAAAAACACAAATATTAAATAAAAAAATAACACACGATATTATAGAAATAAATAACAGAAAAAAATATTTATTTATTGACAAAATAATAAATTATTAAGTAAAAATATAAAAGGTAATATAACAATACAAATAAATACAATAATGATTTACATAAATTACGATAAAAAAGCAATTTTCATTCATATTCCTTTTGTTTTTTTAATTTGCCCAAGTCGGCGTTTTAAATGTCCAAAGGTGTAATAATAAATATAATATTAAAATAATAATAAATTATCTAAATATAATTACCATCATCGTGTAAATTTCTACAAAATTTATGGTATAGATCAGTTTGTTTATTATTTTCAATGGCAAGCATAGGATATATTAATGCTTTATTTTCTGTCATTGTAAATAACTTATCCACTATGATTATTTTATTACTTAAAATATTAGGATTATTATAGTAATTATCTAATAATTTTTTTGCGTGGTTCCTTGATATCAAATACATTTGTGTTCCAGATAAATAATCAGGATAATTGTGATATTTAAACGTAGAATTGTCTGGCATATCGCATTTTAACTTATAATTGGATAACAAATGATGATAACGCAATTTATATGGTAACATATAACCAAGCAACAAAATGTCTAAATCGAGCAAACTAAAATCTATAATAACTTTACGCAATATATTTTTTATATCTATATGAAGTGAAATATCATCTTCACATATGACAGCAAATTTTTTGTTAGTTTTATGATAAAAATGATATAATATATCTAGGTGACTATATAACATTGAAATTTGACGTTTAGAATATTTATTTTTTGCGTGATTTATTTTCTTATCATTTTTATCAACGCCCATATAAAATTTACAGTCTATGCTTAACCCATTAAATCTGTTAACCATATCATTTTTATTCTCTTCATTATTAAAGGTTAAACAATAAAACTGACAATTTGAGAGACTATCCATACTATTATTCATTTATATATTTTTTTCGTAAAAAATATAAATTCATTTTGATACATATAATTTAACAGTGTTTTATGATTGAAAATTATGTAAATAAATTGATCGATAATTTACCAGAAGATACAAAAACTCAATTTCAAAGGATTGATTTAGTATTAGATGGTGGGGTATTTAATGGAAGTTATCTTGTAGGGGCCGTTTATTTTTTAAAAGAAATGGAAAGAAGAAAGTATATTAAAATAGAGAGAATATCTGGGTGTAGTGTTGGAGCTGTTGTTGGATTATTGTATTATATCGATGCTTTAGATATGATGCCAGAACTTTATGAAATAATTAATGCTGAATTTAAATCTAGTTTAACATTAAGTACAATTAAAGATATAAAAAATATATTAAAAAATAAAATACCTGATGATATTTGTTCTAAAATAAATAATAATTTTTTTATATGTTATAATGATGTAAAAAATAAAAAAAAATTTGTTAAGTCAAATTATAAAAATATAGATGAACTAATTGACACCATAATTAAATCATGTTTTGTTCCATTTTTTATTGATAACAACCTACTATATAAAAATAAATATATGGATGGAATTAACGCTCATATATTTAAAAAAGAGAAAAACAAACGCATTTTACATATGGAATTATTTAGCATTGACAAGTTTATGTATGCGTTAAGTGTCAAAAATGAAAAAACGAATTTTCATAGAATTTTAGCTGGTTTATTAGATGTTCATACTTTTTATATAAAAAAATCAAGCACTTATATGTGTAGTTATGTAGATGAATGGTCAATCATAAATAAGTGTAAATATAACGCAAAATTATTAGCAGAAAGAATAATAGTTTTTATGATATGTTTAATAAAGTATTTAAACAGATATATACCCAACAATATTAAGGATAGTTTAACTGTAAAAATATTTAAAAAAATATCATTTGAAATTATGAGTTTAATTTTAGAAACTTATTGTTTATAATTATTTTATTTATTTTTCATTTATTTTTCATTTATTTTTATATTTTTACTGAGTTTAAAATTACATTTATTTGTAAAATATCAATATAATAAATGGATTCTATTGATATTACTGATTCAGCTTTTTCCCTAGAAGTTCCTAAAACTCTTAAACTTCCTGACGAGTTTTCATCTGGTTATACAAATTTTATTTACATCGGAATTGGAATTTTACTGTTAGCTGGTTTATTTTACTATAAATATAATAAGTCTAGTAGAGAAAATAGGAAAGAAGATGTTAATAACTTAGATTGCCCTGGTGGTTTTTGCTCTATGGAAAAATGTCCAATAGAACAAGAGAATTAATATAGCTCTTTTTTGCTTTTTCTAGTTTTTTTTCCATAAAAATCAAAAAAACCTTTTTTATTTGTTTTATTTTTTCTTTTTATTTTTTGTTTCTTTTTTTCTGATTTATTATTGTCCGTTTTTTTATTTTCTGTAGTTTTTGATTGCTTTTTATCGTCTGGTCTATATGTTAAAAACCATTCTTCAAACTGTTTTTTATCTCCATTTTCTTTTAACTCTTTGTATTTTTTTGCTTTTTCGGCTTTCATTTCTTCAACAGATTCTTGATGACCATAACAAGTAATGCTAAATCTTCTAAGTAAGCCTTTTTGGGCTAATCTATTTTTTTGTTGAACATCAAACAAAAATTTTGTCATGCAAAGTATTCTATCTATAAATTGGTTATAATATGGTCTATCGGCGTATAAGAAAGCCAAGTAAAAACTTAACATTGTGTCAATTGATGCTACCTTTACTTTCTTACCGTTCATTATTAAAATATTATAACTATGACAACCGACCGGTTTGTATATAAAAAGAACCGAATCATTACCTATTCTTAATTCATAGTGTTCTGGGACTATTTCACCAACACCTGATTGTTTTATTATTTTAACATTTTTAATTCCATTATCGTGTAATCTTTCTTTTACGATTTCAGCGGTGTCTTCCGGATTATTTGACAAAACATCAAAATCGGCAATATTTTCCAGTTTTTTTCTTAGATTGTGTGGCATGTATTGTGAGTATAATGTGTTCGCAAATCCACCAAAAAAAACTACTCCTTGATTTATAAGTGTATTTTTAATTGTTGTATAAATTTTTTCTTCATTTTCTTTATTATCCATCTTACGTTGGAATTCTATATCGTTACAATTTATATCTGTAATCGGATAATTTTTATTTAGAAGCGCTAAACGTTTTAACACCTTTTCCCATCTACTAATATCACCGGCGGGTCTAGATAATTCAAGATACATAGACATTCTTAAAAAATTTGGTGGTGCGTATAAAATTCCACCAACCCTAATAGCATCTTGTTTTAGAACTGAAAATATTTCTTTTGGTATATAAGTTATGTCAGCTACACCCATATAATTTACGAATACTTTGTAAGTTCCATGATGTTGTCCAGATTTAGCTTCCACATCAATAAATCCTTTTTTATAATAAATATCAGCTAATTCCTTTGCGTCATTTAATGCGTCTTGCGAAAAAAAATCATAATCGGGAACTTCCACATTTTTATTGTAAAATCTATCTTCCTCCGGTAAAATATTATTTATAGCTGTTCCTCCATAACATATTAGGCTTTTACGCTTAAGAAAATCCTCTAGTATATCAATAATTTTTTGAACATCTTCTGAGTTTACGACACGTTTACCCATTTTTTCTTCTGCTTGATCTACTGCCATACGTAAAATTGCCAATTCACAATCAGCAAATGATAAATCTTTACATACATTTTTTTCTTTTGGCATTCCTATATTACCTTACTAAAATAAATTGTATATTTCATTAAATATATTAAATATATTTAATGAAAAGAATATATAAGAACTACAAATGAATTATTTGGACGAAATATTATCAGAAATTACATCTACCATAATTAAACGAAAAATAAAAACTGAATTAATTGAGTTAATAGATAATGGAATAGTAAACTATGATGGACAAATTAATATAGACACTGAAGAAAATGGTTATTATAAAATTGGTTTCTATAATTCTAACGATAATAATTACTATGATTATATTATTTCAACTAGTTATCCTATTAGTCCACCTAAATTAAATATAAATTGTAAACCATATTCCACATATTTTCGTTTTAATGAACCTTCATACACGAATTTATTATTAAAATATGCTAAAATAAGATGTTTTTGTTGTGAAACAATTACTTGTGGATACAATTGGGGACCACAATTAAGTATTTTATCTTTAATTAAAGAAGTTGAAAAATTTCGTAATATTTCAAAGGAAATTTCTTATCGCATTATTATAGATGTTATAAAAAGAAAATATTTAAATGATGATATTAATATTATACAATGGCTTTATTAAAATCCGAAAAAACTCTTATATTCTACCATATTTGAATATAATTCCATTAATTCACGTAATTTTTCTGAGCTTGTATTATCATATTCATTTTCCAAATTGTTAGTTATGTCATTTACGTCTCTATGTATACATTTAAAACATAAATTAAAAAATTTCCGGAATAAATTTTTATTTTTATTATATTTTTCTAATGTAGTAAATTTAATTGTTTTACTTAATAATAACATTAATCTCTCCGTGTCAGTTAAATTATTTAACTCATTTATATTTATATCTAATTCTTGATTAAATAGTTCTTTAAAATATTTTGTCATATCAGATAATATTTCATTGTCATCATCATTTATTTCGTTTAAATTTTTATCGTTAATTTTATCATTAATTACATCATTAATTTCATTAATATTTTTGGGTAACTGTATATGTTGCCAAATTTCATCAGAAGTTGGTGTAGCATCAATCCACTCATTATTATAAAATATCTTTGCTGACCAAGGTAAATTATCCATAATTAATTCGCTATATTTATAGTAATCATTAAAAAAATTAACTATTGATATTTCACTCGTTAATTCACCTTCTTCAGTTTTTTCATCGAGAAAACTACAAACTTCATCTAATAAAAATGTTTTTAGGTTTTCATTTTGAATAACACCAAAATTTTGATGTAAATAAGGCATTTTATTGGATGGATATGCTATTGATATTACGTAAGGTATCATTTATAATATATTTATAATATATTTATATGTTATAAATGTTTTATATTATTTTTTTATAGATATATCTATCCAAATATGGTACTATTTAAATTATTTGTCTTGAAAAATTGTTTCTTTGGAAAAACATTATTACACCCATTACATTTACATTGAGTTTGGTTTATAATAAAAAACTTGCCTGCTAAATTTGGAATCTTACCTTCTTCCATACATACTGGACAATTATAATTGACTGGCTTTACCATACTTCGTGAGCGACTTAATCCCATTATTTACTACTTAATTAATATAAATAATAATAATATATTTATATTATTTTAATATATCTTTTTAGAAGTTAAAGTTATAATAATCAGTAGCTACATTTCTTGTAGCATATGAGTATTGTGGATTTTGAGGTGTAGGTGCTGCTACCGTAACAGGTTCATATCTTAGGTCAGCAGGTTTTAACGCAAACGCATAACCAGCACTATCGAAAAACTGTGTATTTTCCATAAGATTATTATCAACTAATTGATATCTCATTGCCACCATTTGGCACCCACTTGCTCTACTTACAATTCCACTTGGATTAGCAGGATTACTACCTACATCTGGTAAGACAATTGTCATTCCTTGTTTATTGTAATCTGTTAATTCATTAATATCAGGATTGTTTTTAACGTTATAATATGTATATTCTCTCATAAATATGGAATTACTTGTCATATTTACATATTCAACTAACTCTTGGTTCTCTAAAAATGCTGTATTGCTTCTGTCTACTATTAAAATTATTTTATTTTGTAATGAAAGCAGAGACACATTGCCTAAATTTTTACCAGAGACTTCATAACTATAACTAGGACCAAGCATTATATTTGTATATGACTTAAATATATTTGCTAAATTGGCATACATCGGTTGATTATTGCTCATAAATCGCAAATGAATTATTAAGGGATCTGTTGGATTTGGGCAAGTGCCTCCAGAAAAAGCGTAATTCTTAATTGTGTCCATAACCGTTCCGAAGTTAACGCTATTAAATGTTTCCTTAACAAAATAACTGTCGCTTGTGCTAGTTGCTACCACAGGTTGATTATCTATTGAATAAATCTCAAAATCTAAACATCTTATACCTTGTTTTATGAGTGCTTTAAGGTTACATACATCTACGAAATCGTTTTTATATGAACCACCCGAGCACGCATTATAAGCAGTCTTTATATAATAATCATAAAGATTACCACTACAATCTGGGTCTCCAGAAGTTATTGGTCTTAAATTTCCATCAACTGACGGATAAAGACTATTCATAAAGTCGCATTCTTTTCCTTCTAATCTACTAAGATATACAAGATAAACAATAAAAATAATTAAGATTATAAGTGTAAATGCGATTATCATATACATTTGAAAATTTTCATCCATATTTTTAATTGCGCTTAAATAATCGGTTGGATTTGTTGACATTACTAATATATTGTATTATTTTTAATTTTTAGAAATAATAATTAAATTATATTATGATGAAATTAAGAATTAAAAAATAATACTATTATATACTTAATATGGCCGGAGGTCTTATGCAACTAGTTAGTCAAGGGCAAGCTAATGTAATTTTAAATGGAAATCCTTCAAAATCATTTTTTAAATGCACATATAAAAAATATACAAATTACGGTAAGCAAAATTTTCGTCTTGATTATGAAGGAACACCTTCATTAGGGCTTACAGCTGAAAGCACATTTACGTTTAAGGTCAAAAGGTACGCTGATTTGCTTATGGACTGCTATATATGTGTCACATTACCAAATATTTGGTCACCTATAATTCCTCCACAAGCTGTAGAACAACCAGACGAAACAACTGTTTACACTGATTGGGCGCCATATTCTTTTCAATGGATAGCTAACTTAGGCGCTCAAATCATCAGCAAAATAACAATTAATTGTGGAAATCAACAACTACAGCAATATTCAGGTCAGTATATTCTCACTTCAGCATTAAGGGACTTTAATGCGCAAAAGTTAGCTTTATTTAACGAAATGATAGGTAACACAACAGATTTAAATGATCCAGCTAATTATGGTGCGAGAGTAAATGCTTATCCAAATGCTTATTATACTACAAGTCAAGCAGGTGCTCAGCCATCAATTATGGGTAAAACACTATGGATTCCACTTGGTTCATGGTTTAACTTATTATCAACACAAGCATTCCCATTAGTTGCGCTTCAATATAACGAATTATCGATTAATGTTACATTTAGACCAATTAATGAGTGGTTTACAATTAGAGATGTAATGGATTATACCAATAATTATCCTGTTGTTGCTCCAAATTTTAATCAATATTATATGCAGTTATACCGATTTTTACAAACTCCACCTGATGAAACATTAGGTCCTACATCTTATGTAGATACGAGAACAAATTGGTTTGCTGATATTAATTTAAATTGTACATATTGTTTTCTATCTGATGATGAAGCAACAATATTTGCTAAAAATGAACAAAAATATTTAATCAAGCAAATATATGAAAAACCTTTCTACAATATCACAGGACAAAACAGAATAGATTTAGATTCTTTAGGAATGGTTATTAGCTGGATGTTTTATTTTCAAAGAAGTGATGTTAATTTAAGAAATCAGTGGTCAAATTACACTAATTGGCCTTATGATTATATGCCACAAGATGTAACAGCAGCTCCAACAGCTGGTGATGTCCCGAATCCTGACCCAGCTGGTCCACCTTTATTAGGTCCTGGTCTAAATCCTGATGGCTCATTGTCTGGATTATATGTAACAGGTGTATATAACCCTCAAAACTTGAAAGATATTTTGGTTGCTCTTGGGATATTATTGGATGGACAATATAGAGAGAATATTTTACCAGCAGGTGTATTTAATTTTGTTGAAAAATATGTAAGAACTGCTGGTTTCGCTCCTCCTGGACTATATTGTTATAATTTTTGCTTAGATACTGACCCTTTTAAGGTTCAACCGTCTGGTGCTATGAATATGAGTAGATTTACTAATATTCAATTTGAGCTAACTACCATATCACCACCAGCTGATCCTTACGCACAGATTTTAACAATTTGTGACCCATCTACTGGTGATATTATTGGCATTAATAAGCCGACCTGGAGAATTTATGATTACAATTTTAATATGTATTTGATTGAAGAGAGAGTAAATATGGTCGTATTTGTTG